ATGACTATGAACGACTGCTATTATGTCAGCTTTATGACTTGCTCGAATGTAGTCTTGCGAGTCGATTATAAAATCATCTAAATCCTCTGCTACATTTTTGCAAGGAAACCATATAGATTTCCCTTTTCTTATTCCTATTACACCGCAACCCTCTCTTGGGTACTCAGCGTTAAAATGTTCTAGTATTTCTTCAAAATGTGGTTCTATTATCATGAACGCGTTTTAGTTCCTGGAAACCCTCCAAATGGTAATGTTTGATCTTTTTCATCTATATTTCTACGAACACTTCCATCTATAGTTGCAAAACTAGACTTATATCTACTTGCACACCCTTTTAAAGTTTTAGAACATTGATCTCCAAGCTCCCAGTAATCATTAAAATTAGGGGTTGCTTTATGGGCACTCCCATTTTGAGTAGTTGTTTTTACTTTCCAAAGTCTTACATGGTCATCGTCTGAGCCTCTATCATACCTTACAAATTCATTATAGTTTGGATCTGTATATGCTTTGTACGTGCTGCTTGCTGAATAATCGCTCCATACTCGTATTCTTTTAAAGTTTGCATTTGTATCAGAGGGAGTACCTGGGTTGCTTGTACTTACTCTAGCTTGCCAGTAGTCATATGAACTTTGACTTGTTGTAAAAGTTCCATCTGTATTAATTTGTGTAAGTCCTGATTTTGCTACTTTGTAGTAGACTCCTTTTGTAACTGCATTACCCGAAGAGTACGTATTAAGAGTTGAACTTGCACTCACTACTTCTTCATCTTTTTTATTAAAGTATGCAGTTCTAACTGTACCGTCTGTATCTGTAATTCTACTGTAAGTACTCCAAGTGCAGCCCCCATTTTGATTGGCTATAGATATTTCAGGACTTGAGCCTTGATACTTCCATGAGCATGCATTTGCAACTACTGAACGTCTCGGCAAGGATACCCCTGCTAAATCAAAAGGAGATGCTAGTTCAAATTCTATATGAATTGCTGTTTTTTCTGCAATTCTATCAATAAACCACATTTGTTGTGGAAACTCTATTGGTGGGTTTGCATCGCCCGACTGTCCATAACAGTACTTATACAAAGTTGTTCTTCTATATATCTTTTTGCCAAGTAAATCTTCGTTTGTTATTCCGATTGCGTCACCAAATGTTGACAAAACATTCGCAACTCTTAGTGTTGGTCTTGCTGATGCTCCTGCAGCCTGTAAGTCAATTCCAGATATCTCTATTGGAAGTGCTGTATATTCTCGAATAGTTCCCGGGCTAGTTCTATCTCTAAATTGGAGAGTCGATATGTCAGCTTCTAGTCCTGAGTGAAAGAATGCATTTGTTCCAGGCAAATCAATTTCAAAGAGTTCAATAAATGCTGACCCTGGATCTTGTTTCTGTACATCCTTGATTACGTCTGTCATGATTCATAAACTCTTGTAAATGTTGCCGAGCAGCCATAGTAATCGCCTGTAGTATATGCTTGGCTCCATTGTTCACAGATTACTTTAATAGCAGTTTCTCCACTATTATTTGAATCTGGAATGGTAAATGTAAAGTTTGTTACTCCGCCCTTACTTGTAAAGAATGCAGTAATATCGTCTATTTCTTCTTTTGTACGATTTGCAAAAGATACTGAGTATGTTTGTTGTAAGTTGTTTATTCCTTTTGCAAGTCTTTGCTGGTATCCATCACCAAAGTTTGCTACGAAACGATTTGGTGAGGAGTTCGCACTCATCATTTTATCAGGACGTCTAACTGTACTTGTTAAATCTGTAAATCCTATTGCCATCTTTATCCTCCGCCATACGGACTAAGTATTCCGCCAGGTCTTTGTTGTTTATGCATTTCTTCTTGTACTGCGGCTGATACTGCTTTTGCAAGATCTGCTGCTTGTTGTCCATTATTTGCTGTAAGATTTGAACTTGCTTGTCCATCTGCTGCAATGTTTACTGTAACATTCGCAGTTCCACCGCTACCACCTTTCATCATTACAGGTATACTTCTTCCATCAGGTAAAGGTACTACGGCTTCATTGTATTTTCCTTCACCTACTAAGTAAGTCGGCTCTGTTACTACTCCGCCACTTCTATACCCTTTCGGTTTGATTCCACCATTTGCCATTGGAATAACTCCACCATCAGCAAAACTAAATCCCATAGCTTGAATTGCCTTCATAGCTATAAGTTTTGCTATCATTTGTGCAATTGCTTGAAGAACTGCTTTTGCCATATCTAAGAACCCTTCTTTCATTGTTTTTGTTCCGTCTATCACTCCTAGTATAGCTGAAGATAGCCCTTGATCAAATGCAGCAATACTTGCATCTTTAATTTGATTAAGAGGGTCAATTTGACTTTCCATTGCTTCTTTTTGTTTTTCTAATAAATCCAGACCTGTCTGTTGTTGAATAAGAGCAATCTCTGCTGCTGCTTTTTCTTCTGGTCCTGTTGCGACTGAAAGTAAATATTTTGTTTGCTCTATTTCTAGCTCTTTCTGCATAATGTCAATGCCTTTTTGTCTTATCGCATTTATCTCTTTCACTCTCTTAGCTGCAGAATCACTTCTTGTAATTCCTGCTACCTGTGTTTGCATCATTGTTTTACTGGCTTCTAGACCGGCTCCTCTTTGGCTAAATTCTGTAAATCTATCAAATCCTGATTGATTTCTATTTACCGAGTCTTGAAGCTTCGCTATACTACCCACGTTTAAAGTTCCATCAGGAAGATAGTCACCCCCTTTAAGCTCTCTATATCTTTTTTCTTGGGGATCTGTAAGATTTCGTCTCATAGTTCCATCAGGGTTACTAAGATTACCTAATATTCTTTGTTGATCGGCTAAAAGTTCTTTTGCTCCTTCTAATCCTAGTCTATACTGCTGTATCATTCCGCTGAACTTAAGCTTTGCCGCTCCTTTAATATAGTCATTTTGTGCTCTATTTAGTTCTGTTTGTGCAGTCTGAAGTTGTTCTGCTGCTGCTTTGGCTCCTTTCATTCTATTAATTATTGCTGCGAGTGCGTCCTCTTGCTCTTTTGATAGTTCTTTATTTTGATCGAAGCTATGATATAAGCTTTGAAGTTCAGGCTCAATTGCTGCAAGGCTTCCTAAATTAATTTGAAAATCTTTGGCAAACTGTTTGACTGCTTCAGAACCTGCTTCAGTTCTTCCATAGTCAGATTCTTGACTCATATATTTAAAGTTTTGATATGACTTTCCAAGTCCTGCAGAAGTTGCCATATTCCCCGTAAAAATAGCTGTTTGAATTGCACCTGCTAAAGTACCTTGTCCACCTACTTTTTCATTAAATCTTGCCGCCATATCTCTCAACTCTTTATTAATACTTTTCATATTGCTAACTATATTATCAAACTTCTCGTCTCCTTCGTTTACAAAGTTAGTGCCAAAATATTTATCTAAGTATGGTTTTATCATATCGAATATCATAACTAACACACTAAACAGCATAACAATTGAAAGGGCTTTGTTAATTAAAGCTCCTGTTTTTGCCGCTACACCCCCCATAAAAGCCATAGTTCCTTGCCAGACTGTTTTCATGCCTGTAGTAACTACTTTAAATCTCATACCCATTGTTTGAAATTGTCGGGTAATCCAAGTAGTAGTACCTTTTGTGTCCGCCATCATTTTAGTATAAGCCTTTTTAAGTATTGCTACGTCTTTTTTGCTAGCATTTGCAAGTAGTCCTGTTCTTTTATCGAGCTCACCTTTTCTCATTAAAGTTGTTTGTCTTTCAAAATGAGCAATAGCTCCTGCTTTTCCTCTTCCAGAAGTTCCTATGCCCATTTTACCTGCCTGGGTTTCAAAATTTGTTCTATTTACTCCTGCTCCTGTTTTTGCTGCAGCTAAAGCTGCTCTATAAGAAGCTAAGTCTGATTTCTGACTTTGGAAAGCTTTTTTATGTACTAATGCATTGTCTGCCGCTTTTGCTGACCATTCATCAAAAGAGGGTAAAATCATTTTTATGATTGGAATTGCAAAAGCAGCCATTGCCCCAATAAAAGCAGTGAGATTTTGACTAAAAAATCTAGCTAGTCCTTCTGCAACGGGTCCAATAAACTCATATAGTTTATTTATTACATCATCAAATGCTTTTGCAAATTGATTTAAAGCGTTAACATTTAAGTCTGCATTTTCTCCTATAGCTCCGAATTTATCTTCTACTTGTTTGAGTACTTCATTAGTTACTGCTTGAGACTTCTCAAAAATTGTGAGAGTATCTTTTGTCTTTCCTATTTGAGCTGCATAATTTTTTGTTGCTTCATCAAGTCTTAATATAATACCTAGTTCATCTAATAGCTCTGGCTCAGCTTTTGTAGTACCACGAATTAATCTATTGAATGAATCTGTTAAGTCTCTACCTAAAGCTATAGAAACATTCCTAGCTCCTTCTGCGAGACGCTCTAATTGATCGGGGGACATGCCTCCAGCACTTGCTATTGCTGCTGCTTGAGACGCATCTTTAAAAGCCAATTGCCCATCAGTTGCATCTTGCAAAGATTTAGCAATACTATTATATGCAATACCTGTTTCTGCTGCAAATGCTTTTTGTCCTTGTATAAGAACTCTATAATCTGCTGCTTGTTGTAAAAACCTAAAGAGAGCTGTTACAGCAAATATTTGTGCCGCTAATGTAGCATAAGCAGGTACAAGTCCACCGGACATTCCCTGTGCCATTTTCGAAAAGTTTTTAGATGAATTTGAAGATTGCTGTGATAGCCCCTTCATGTGCCTGTCAGTACTTGCTGCTGA